ATAATGTATCTATAAGAAGTCTCTCGCTACTCCAACATATAGGGATCTCGTCTATATTTCTATACGCTACAGACCATGCATGTTTTAGCTTATAACATTCCAATGTACGACCCTCTATCTCATATGGGAGCAAATTCGGTAACGTCCCTACATCCCAAACGGGGTTGGATATATCCGGGGTAACGGCCTCGATCGGTCCTATACGACCAGCGTTATCCTCCATAGAATGTAATCGATCCAGATACTTGTCCCTGAAACCGATGGCGGTGGAGATAGGAAGGCCGGCCTCGACCAACACCCTCCCCTGTTCTTTTGCGGTAAAAATCCGTTCCTTCATGGTTTTCGCTTTTTCGGTGACATATCATCCAGTTTATTTATTCCCGTCAATATCGGGATACTATCATGCATACCATCCATCATCTTCCTTTCTACCGTAACGATCGTATCATTATGCCATCCCCCATGAGCCACAAGAAGAATCTCCTGCTGCTCGAAGCCAAAGCCTGCCCCTATACCGCCGGAGTTCCACGCGCAGGTAATGACCACCCCTCCTTTCTTAGTGATCCTAGCTATCTCCTTCTTCTGCCTAGCCCAATAACCAGATTGCGTTGTTTGCATATTAACAGTACCTCCAAGCTTTTTATATGACTCGGATACCTGTCTCGGGGAATACGGTGGATCATACAACACCATATCAGCTATATTATCGCCAAGACCACGCAGGAAGTCCGTGGCGTCTTTATGATACATAGCCTTAGTCTTAGGATCAAGATCGTTGGTGATCGTCCCTATATCGCTGTTTCTGGCGAACGGATCCACTATAACCATCCCCTCTTCTCGATATTTGTCTATAAGTTCCCTTATCGGCCTTATGCCGAATGTCTCTTTATTCGGCATTGACCATTTTTTAGTAATTATCATGATCTATGAAGTTTATCCCATTCTTCTTTATCCACTCTTTTACCTTGTATATAAAACAACTGTATTGACCCATCATGAGCGTAAATTGCTTTAGACTTATCATTTTTTAATCTATCGAAAACATTACCAAACCTCTGTGATAATTTCATAGATCGATATTTTTCAAGAAAGTTATATTCTTGATCTGATAAATTTAATTCCTGTTTAATCATTTCCCTGCTTTTGCTCATACCAAATTTGATTGTTTATTTCCTTTTTGAAATTTAATTTCATAATACCTCTAGATATAGGATCACATATATCCTCCCACCAATTCCTGTGTCCTTTTGGTGGATGTATATCCTTTTCCCATAAAGATCCCTTAACTGTCTCGATTCTTACGTATGGTCTCGTTTTTCTCGTGTTTACCTTCACATGTCATATCAGTATCCGTTTTTGATGACCCGGACATAAGCTCATCAGTAATCTTGCGAAATTCCTTTACAATATCATTTATCCGCTTACGTTCGATGCCTCTTAGCAAATGGGCTATCACATCCACTGTCCATCCGTTACCCGCTAAAGACATGGCCGTATTTGGGGCTATCCCGTCAAGGTAATCATCCGGCAATGTCTGTAGCCTACACATCTCCACCGGGGTCAGGTATCTGAATTTGTCTTTCATGTCAAAGGCATTAGGATATCTTCCGGGAGGCAACGATGATATCACGTTATCTTTCATGACTGTTGTCAGGCAATTACTTTTCTTAATAGAAACAGTATTTTTATCTCTTCTTACCTCCAAACATTGCGTTATTTTCACGTTCTTGTCATAATCCTTTCGATGCCCGTCCTCCCATCCCGCTCACTATTTTATCCAAATCAAGCGAATAATCTTTCCCGGGTAAAAAATCATCTCTAAGAAAAAAACCTCTATATGGGATCATATCATGTATGCCGGGTTGGTCGTCAAATATGAGCTTAGCGTTCTCGGTCAATCTAATCAATGTTCGCAAGACAGAGGATATATCTATGGGTGCATATTCACACCCATAGACCTTATTATTTATCCAAAGATATTGAAGAAGCTCGGCTATATTAATAGTCCCGTCCTCCACATATCCTGTCTTGTTATCGAAGTTTATTTTGGCTAGAGGTATATTACTTCCTTGTGGTTGATCGCTTTTTTCATTACGACAATGCACGAACCTGTCAAAGAATATATCTTTCCAACCAAAATATTTATCCCTTATCGTCATAAGCCCATTTCTTGTCGTATAACGACATGACGTTAATAAGATCGGCTTTTCTGGCCATCCCCTCAAGTTTATTAAAGCCATCCATGTTATCTCCGCTGACGATGATAGTAGGATATACCTCTATACCGTACTTGGATATTTCCTCCTCCGTGGCTTTGCTCTCCGGGATCTGGTTTAACGTGACCTCACCCTCATACTCCTGTAATGTGTTGGCGATAATATACCGCATGTAGTCGCTGTACTCAGCGTCTTTCTTCGTGAAAAAATCAATTCTTACCATCTCAAATAGTTGTTAATCTGTTAATAATCAAATCAGCGGTAAATATAGCATTATCTACCTCATCTATACTCATCTTTCTCCCATCGAAATCGTTAGATAATAAATCCTTAACAATCTGATATCTACGCCGCTCCCAATTTACGTTTACATCAAAATTCAGATTCTTTACATAATCATAATTTAATTCATTATAACTGTAACTGAGATACTTGACTATCGGGAATAGGCTATCATCAATAGTGCGCTTGATTACATTAACGTATTTACCCGTTCTTTTGTCGATAGCTCTTAATCCCTCATCTACTACTCTTTTTACTCTTTTTCCTGACTCTTCCATTCTATAAGCCCTTTGTTATGTTTATCGTAATATAATAACGCTATGGCATTCCAGCATACGGCGGATAGATGCATGAATCCCTCCTTATCATATCTCTCCCCTTTCGTATAAGCGACCAAGTGTCTCATGAGCGCACCTAGATAACGATTGAACCCATCAGGTATATCCTGCCATGAGTTATCAGCGTACTTCTTGGCGCCTTCCGTATATACCCTCACGATGTCCTCTATCTCAGCCAAAGGAAGGAGATCCCACCGGGGTTTACCGTCGGCCCGGTCGTCCTTCCCGCTACCGTCTTTCCCTACGGCGGTCTTACATGCCTTGGCTACCTCCTCTTGGTGGGCTTTAATGATGGATGCGCTATTAATATTATTGAAACGGGAAAGATCGTAAGCGTTTACATTGTCTACCTTTTCCTCATTAATAAGTTTTAACTTAATAGCTCTACCTAATGATACGACCATCTCCTCATCAACCCAAATAATCTCATCTACCTCATCCGACCATAGCCTGATTCTCATTCTTCCACTTTTATCAGCGGTCTCAACTACCTCAAACACATCGCCATCATAGACCACCTTTTGATACTTATAAAATTCCTCCTTCATTTTAAACTCCTTTTTGTTTTATTATTATTACTGGATCATCATTAAATGGGGATAATATCCCAATATGCAACAATATATTGCGCTCATCGCCCTCATTTTTATCGGCTTCAATAGCATTGATATTTGATTTGTTACTAGATATAATGTCGCTATCTATATTAGGATCATTTTTGATTATAGCCTATCCTTTTATAATAGGTTCATGCCCCATTAATTTAGCGACATCTTCTTCTACCAACCAATATTCCTCAAAAACAGTATCCGGATATTTGGCTTTTATCTCCTCGTAAGTATTATACCATGTCATATTTTCGTAATTTAGATTAATAAAATTCACTAAGATCCCTGCGTTCTGGCGTCTCACCTGTCATAGAGTAAAGCTCACCAGATGATAGATGCACGCAATGAACGGTCTTCCCGTCTATATACTCACTTCGCTTCGTGATCCCACAAATAGCGCGGCGTTGGATCCCCGGACCTGCTTTTACCCACGAGTGCCGCACGCTTCTCTTTCTTGTCCTATTGGTGTCGTCAAGCTTTCTCATAATCAATCCTCCAAGGTCATTATAATCTTATCTTTTCCGATAATAGCCTCATTCCCGCTCCTTACATCAAAGCATCTCCCTTCATCTGCCTCCTTGAAATAAAGAACGCCATTGTACTCGAATAAACCGAAGCCGTAATCGTCCAGCTTCATTTTGCTAAGTTTTTTGAACTTATATACGTTTTTCATATTCTCCATATTTTTAATATTTCCTTCATTCATATAAAATATTGACGCGGATATTGATACTATTCCTATAGCTATCATAATTAATCCTCCGTGGAACATACCTTCATGTAAATCATCCCAACCTTTCACCATTACAGCTATGGATAACATAATCACTGCCATACTAAGCAAGACCCATATCATATCACATTTTCCTTGTCTTTAGGAACTCCATCATATCCTCTGCGCTAAGCTGGAAGCCTGCCGCCGCCTTATGACCGCCGCCGCCGGGGTTGACCTTGCGTGCCAGCGCCGAGACATCCACCTCCTCCTTGGTGGTATAGAACGAGCATCTGAAGAATCTGCCGTTCCAGCAAAATGGCATCATCAAATCATGTTTTCCAGGATCGTACATGGACTCGAATGTGGTGGAGTTAAACTCCGTAGTATTCATACATATCGCCTTGTATCCAAATATATCCGCCTCGAATGAGAACATATTCATCTCCCCTCTGTTTTTCTCTACTATATACTCTATTATAGCCTCCCCGTTATTTATCATATCATTCACTAAGTTGTTATCGGCTTTATCTAGTACATCCTTAACAATGTTTACATCAAGACCGCAATATCCCCTCATCCCGTACTGGAACGCCATGACATCACTCCACTCGAACCGGTCGTGATCCCATACATCATAAGCGCTCAATAATTCTACCACATTAGGAGTCTTGATGTCATCGAAAAGATATTCCCACGTAAGCTCACAGGCCGCCGCCCCGATACGCCTCTTGCCCTTTACCTCGTAATCCCTCATATCGTCTATGGCGGTCTTATGATGGTCTATCCATACGACATCTATACCTTTCTCTTTCCACTCATCGAAAAGGAATCTTGTTCTGTCTCCAAATGACACGTCAACTACAAACACCTTATCATATTTATTCACGTCAGGTATTTCCTTGCCGTAATTGTAAGGAAGAAGATCAATGTCCCCCTTGAGATACTTTTTTACTATAGCCGCTGACATTACTCCGTCAAGATCAGCCTCATGATATATACATCCTGTCATAATCTGTTGTTTTTGATTAAAAAATCTATGTATTCTTTTATATCCTTGTTCCTATCATTATCCCAGTCAAATGTCTCGTTTATGAATTTGAGGTACGATACTGGGATCGAATGCAACATCCACCCACAATATTTCCCGAATGTTATTACCGTAGAGCCAAGGGGATGATCCGGCCTCCCGGGTACAGGGGAGGCGGTAATGCCCTGCGCCAGCCCCCTCCTTCGGTCTTTCTTGGCGGCCTTGATATCCAGATCCGTTTTCGTTACCTTATCTCCCATCGGGATATTGGTAATTAGTCTATCGCCGATAAACATCCCCCATCCATATCCTTTGTAGTTCTCTATACTAAGTTTCCTTATATCGTCGAACCTTGACGAGTTGTTGCAACAATCAACGACTAATGCGCTGCCTTTACCGTCCTTTATCCTGACCGCCCTGCCAAGCCACTGATAAAACGAAGAGAACGAAAATGTCGGTCTTCCTACTATCACGCAGTCCAGACCCGGATGATCGAATCCCGTACCGAGGGCGGAATAGTTGAACACTACCTTCGTCTTACCCGACTTGAACCTCTCAACTATAGCCTCCCGCTGCTTCTTTGGCGTGCCTCCGTGAACCACCTCCGCCATGCCGGCGCATATCTTGGCGTTCATCCATTCGGCGGCAGTATTGCAGCTCTCAACAGAATCCATAAACACCAGTATAGATCTACATACGTCTTTTAATACCATCAATCGACGCAAAATAAGGTTGTTTAAGCCATTTTTTCTCACCGCCTCACTAATAGACTCAGCCGTATATTCGGAGCCGTTAGAATTGAGTTTAAGGGCATCTCCATTGAAATCCCATGTCTCATACTTAAGAGGCGTCCAAAATCCTTGCCTTATCATCTCCTCTACCTGTATCACGTGAATCAGATTCTTGAAATACACCGGTCTCATACGAGTGATGAAATTAAGTTGGGAATATGATGTCCGTCCTATCGACATGTTTTTAAGTCTACATGGCGTGGCTGTAAACCCTATCACCTTTCTCGGCTTCAGCTCATTCATGAATGTCATGAACTCACTGCCATCCTCAGGACTGTATCCGGCATGAGCCTCATCTATCAATACGTTTCTGATTCCCATCTCCTTAAGCTGACCAACAACTTTCTTGATAGATCCTAACGTGGCATATATCATGTTAGATAGCTCTTTCTTGCCGCAGGAAGCGGAGTAGATGGTAGCCGGTATGCCATACGACGTTATCTTGCCGTGGTTCTGTTGCAGCAATTCTTTTGATGGTTGTAAAACCAGCGTCTTATCTCCCATCAATCTAGCCGCTTCTGCTATCAGAAGTGACTTACCGCAACCTACAGGACCTATGATCAATACCGGATCATGTCTATCAGAGTTTATGTAATCGGAGATACTTTTAACACACTCCTCTTGATATGGCCTTAATTTATATGTCATCTCTGTAGTTATCAAAAACGTCTTTCACGTACTCTAGTCTTATCGCGCATTCCCGGCCATCGTCCATTTTTACCATCAAAGTCTTTTTGGTCTTGCTTATGGCTATCGCCTCTCCTGTCCCTGTCTGGGTACGAACTATATCACCTATCTTTACATCAAATTCACTCATGGTCCAGCCTTTTATTAAATTCCTCTATCTTGCTCCTGTCCGTCTCTTTGGTCATCTTAGCCTCTTCCTTGAATATGTCATACCCTTCTCGGATATTGTCTCCAACCATATTCTCTATCATCTCCCTTAACTCATCGCTTCTTACGGCGAAAGATATCTGAAACGATTTACTTGTACCTTTCATTAGGTAATCAATCTCCTTCTTGCATTCCGTCATCAACCGATCCAGATTATCGAATTTAACGAACTTAGAGTTGCCATTGGCCTTCCTTACCCCATCCTTGAAATCCTCCAATATCCCGTTAAACACATCCGCCATACACATCATGGAATGTAGCCATACCAGCATATTGAATTTATATTCATTATCAGCGTTGTTCATCAAACTCACCAAAGACTCGCTTTTTGTCAACATGATCTTCGATTCCCGGTCTACGATATCCTTTATCTCCTGCCGGCATTTCATGGCGCCAACGAAATCCATTTTAGAATAACATTCATTTGATTTCTCTACCAATTTCCTGATATCCTTTCTAGACATCAGAAGATCCAACACCTGTTTTTCTCTTTCGTTTTTATCCATAATCATTTATTTATTGACACAATATAATTAAACCTAGATATTTACCTAGGCTTTTAATAAAGTTAATCTTTTTTATTCTTTCTTTTTGAATCATCCCAATCCGATGAGTACCCGCATGTCCCTTGTTTGTGGATCGAGAAATCGCACCAAAAACACAAGGGCTTGGGGCGGGGTTCAAGGCAGGCCGGCTGGCGTCCCATGAGGTAGCGCTTCTCGTACTTATACCCCTGTTTGGCGTCGTCCCAAACGTGAGCTTGATAGCTATCTATTTTATTTGTCTCGAAATCATACATGTCAAGGAGAATATCGTTAAGTTCCTTGACCGATCTCTCTACTTTCTCCTTATCTACCTTCACGTTCTGATTGTCCAGCATGCGGGTAAAGAAATAGCTGCACATATCCGGCAATACCTTATATTTTCTGAGTATGTAAAAGGCGTATATCGGATGCTGGAGATTGTGAAGCAGCTTATCCTCATCGAATAACTTTCTCCCGGACTTCCAGTCTATCGTATACATAGCTATCCTGTCTTTTGTCTTATACTCTCCACGCCAGTCCACCGATCCTATGATATGTACCTTATCGTACGTCACGCCATCCAAGGTAAGGGGCTTGGGCAGCTTATAGGGCAGGACGAAGCCCTCCTCCACGCCGGCCGGTCTCGACCCCCGGATCACCTTCTCCATTGGCGTAAGATCGGACCACGTCTTCTTATAATTGCCAGCGGCATCCTTCTCAAACAACCCCACAATCCATCTTATTAACCTAGCCGCATGTTGCATGGACTCGATCTGGGATTTTACGCTATCAAAAGGAATCTTCTCTATATCCGCGTAGTAATTGAAAGCCTTACTCATATCCTCATAAGAAGGTCTACATCCGTTCTTGAAGAAATACTCCATTGTCTGGTGGATAACCGTACCATATGACGTAGCCTCGTGCTTCTCCGTGGATCTGTGACCCTCCACGTAAGTCTTATACCACTTATACGGACATTGGACAAACGTGTCTATCTGTGAGTAGGACGCGGCAAGCACCTTCTCACCGCCTATGGTCTTACATAGCAAGTTATTCTCCGGAACGATCATAAAGCCCCTCCGTATTTATGTCACGCTCATATAAATCCATCGAAATATTCTGTAGGTTACGCAAATACCTTATCTGGATAAGCTCGCTCAGGTCATCCTCCATATCCCTAAGTCCGAGATAATACTCGTCGCCAAAAACCTCCATGGTCATCCCGTGTCCACGATATACGTCCCTATTCTTGTCACTCTTGAAACCGATAGCGTCAAGAAGGTTATCGTCTATCTCAATAGGCATGATATCATCTTCCCCTGAATACCATTTCATTATCCCATCATCAACCTCACGTTCAAGGATTAATGATCCACTTTCATTACGCATACCGGTAACGCACCCTACTCTCCATATATCGCCAGCTTTGTCTTTTACAAGATCGCCCGGCCTTAACTCCTTAACTGAAATCATATTCTTCCTCCTCATGATCGTCATCACAATCATCGACAAGAGGGGTTTCTAACCCCTCTTCCCAATCATCATATCCAAAGTCCATCACTTACTCTTAAACCAATCATACAACATATCCGCAAAAATCCCTACAGTTAGTTCATCAACAGGTTTATCGCCGAAGACATCATCCGATATCCTTATACCAATCTTCTCTTCAATATCCATCAACACCTCTAATAAATCAAATGGATCCATAGCCAGATCAGATGATAAATTACTATCTTCTTTTACATCATCAATTACCTCTATATTATTAATGTAATTGAACTTATGCGTTTTTTCAAATATCTCTTTTCTGGCTAGTTTCAATATTTTATCTCTCTCCATGATTATTTAGATAATTATATAATATATCCATAAATTCCCCTACCGTAAGTTTAGTATAAGGTTTGATGTTTAGTGTCTCATCAGGTATAGATATACCCATCCTTTTCTCTATTTCCATCACCACCTCTGCGTAGTCAAGGGAATCCATAGCCATGTCGGTCGCTAGCCCATCCTCGTTATCGATCTCGGCAGCATGATTAAAACCCGTAAATTCACCCATCTTCTCAAAGATCACTTCCTTGACTACTTTTTCAATTTCTTTTCTTTCCATGTTAAATTGACATTTTCAATCTTCTACCTAACTCTTTTTTTATATCCGATATCCTTTCGATATCCATCTTAACATCGCCTGTGATAGCGTATTCCTTATCCATTCTCTTTGGGGGATCCGGAAGCCGGCTTATGGCGAACAACCATGCCAGCTCCTTGTCCTTGTTCTCCCTAAGATACAAGTCAGACGTCATGCCATACATTTTTATGATCGTATCGAATAACGTTGATTCCGATAAACTCATATGCACGCTATACACATTTGATGGTTTCCAGATCAAGTTATCCAATCTCATCGTATACTCACGTTTAAGATCTATGTGGGATATTACGGCTCTTACTATAGGTTCTTCCTTGAAGTTGGTATTAGCCACGAACCATACGAGCCGTTTCTCTACCTCCTTGATAGCTCCTGTATCCTTACCCATATCGTTATATACCCCAACGATACGGTCCCGGATCCCCTCGACCTCCGGTGTCAGGCCGGGTGTCTCTATCAGCGTCAGCAGCGACCCTCCCCTTGGCGTTATCTTCCACTTCCCATTCTTCTGAAGCTCGATATAACCAGACGCTTTATAACTATCTATTCTCTCCTTTGGAATGACGCTAGCCATCTCCTCTTTCTGCCGGATCATCAAAAGATACCCGACATCAGACATCGTCAACCCTGATGTCATCATCTGTTCAAAATTTATATACATAAACTAATGAGTTAAAATATTGACCTTATCTTTCTGGCTACCCTCTCGACTATATCGGGATGATCATTTCCGTTATATATATCTATTAGCGTATCTATTATATGTAACCTTATGTTTTTCTTTGATGAATGAAACCAAGAATCTCCATTTTTTCCGTTTACAGGTTTGAACATCTTCAGTTCTGGTATAAGATAACACGCCACGCATGATCTTTCAGCAAGTGATAATTCAACCGCCGCCCTTTCTATCGCTATGCACATAAATGCATAATTATCATTCTTTATTAGATTGTAAGCCCTTCTCGACACCCTAAGGGCGTCTGCTTTCGATAATCTCTTTCCCTTTTTCATACTGTTTTACCGTATAAGATTCATTAGCCATACCAACTCTACCAACTGATATAGATTGATTTATAGATTGGTTAAGATGCCCTGCAACCGACATCTTAGCCCTAACCGTATTGGCGCATCTTAGAAGGATTCGATAATCCTCTAACGCCCTCTCGTATCTTACGTCCACCCTAGCCCTTTTATCAGCATCAGTCATGCTCTTACATGTTCCGTCCTCCCTCAGGCTTATAGCGATCTTGTCCCGTATGATTCTGATATCATCCTCGGCTATCACCAGTTCGGCGTCAAGAACCCCCTTGTATGAGCTAAGAAGATCCTCCACCGCCACAACTTCCCTTTTTAGGTTCTCCAATTCCAATATCATTGAGTTGTCATTTATCCTTTTATACTCCTGTACTTTATTGGATACCTCATCACAGATACTCATGATCTCCTTTTCCCGTTCCCGATTTATGATATATCTGATGCTGTATTTAGCCATTTCCTTTAACGAGGATATAATTTCCTTTATCCCCATCTTATCCTCAACCGACAATACGGTCTTCAAGAACATTTCCAGCACCTTTATCACTACAAGCAAGTAATTATGTCTCAATCTCATGTCAATAAGGTGTTTCGTCATGTACTACATTGAAATCATCACTGGGCGGTATATATTGTTGCTCCAATGGAACACCGGGAGGTGGGGGCGGAAGCGTCACTACGGTCGTGTCCGGCTTGCCGCTACCCACGGGGGCATCCGAGCCTCCCGGTCTTTCTTGGCGCACCACCCCTCCATCAGGATAATATCGCTCATATCCTTTCATGATATCTACATGTATAGCGTCAATCTCCTCCAATGATCTTTGACGGACCTTTACGATATGATGGAACAATAATCCATCCACACGGAAGGATCGTCTTGACTCGCTCTTGAAACGTTCCAGATTAGGATACCATCCTTGCGGAAATTGCATGTATGAGGAGTACCCGTATCTCCTTGGGATATTCAACACTACCATAGCCGTACACAGCTGCCCCAATGAGTCAGACTGATAGAAATCAGACTGCCTTGGCATATGATCCTTCGGATCACGTCTGCCCTCTATCTCTCGATTAAGTTGCGATACGATAAGGAAGAAGATGTTTGGGAACGTTCTTTTGGCTATATTACACATATTCATCAAACTATCTATATTCCTCTTGGCGTCACCCAAACCTTGTATAAGAGCTGTATGGTCTATGGATACAAATACAATTTTCTTATCCTTATTCGCCGGCATATATACATTCCATAGAAAATCTTTAAGCTCATCAACCGTTGTAGGTATGGGTATATACGTTATTCTGTTTGAATTTTCTTGTTTAAGACATTTTTGCATTTCTAGCATCTCCTCTTCATTCATTTTACGAAGGAGGATATCTTCTATGTCTTTGTTCATTTTTTTTGATAGTGAACGTAATACCAGGTCTTCCGGATTCATCTCGAACTCACATCTTAACCATGCATAATCATCTGCTTGCGGATTGATGTTGACATTCATCACATTGTTCATGATCTTTTGCGCCAGATAGGATTTTCCAACCCCTGGTCTAGCTCCTATGGCTATCGCATGTTGAGGGTAAAATCCCCCCAGCAAAGCTTTGTCTAGATAAGGGTATCCAGTACGAGCCGGGAGAAGTTCTCCCGACTGATATTTCATTATCCTCTCATAGGCGTCCATGATAATTTCCTTGGACGTCTTCCATATCCTATTATCGCTCATCCTCGTGCGTTTCTATCGCCAGCCGTATCGGATTTAGATCCTCTGTTAGCTGATCTTGATTTATATCTTAACCCCTTAGCCGTATGGCATAGGTCCTTCCCTTTCCGATAAGCCTTCCCCTTCAGCTTATCGGTCTTGTAATTCTTACGACCCAACTCCCGTCTCTTGGCTTTCTGCTCAGGTCTGGCGTTGATCTTCTTATCCGTCTCAGCCTTCTTCTTTCTGGCTTCCGGATGTGTCCTGTAATATTCAGTCGACCTCCCCATCCTCTTCGTCCTCCTCATCATCAAAATCTATATTCTCTTGTATATCCAAATCCTCTTCCTTTAAAAAAGATGGATATTCCAATCCCAGACGCTTAATCATATACGAATATGGATCAGACGCAAATTCATCTGGTATCTCCCATGTGCAAGGGAATGTACCTATTACCTTTTTAAGTTTATCGGCTAATTCGCTACTCATCCCCATATTAACCATTTTATTATAAACCGTAGCTTCTACGCTACTTACATTGCCCCCAACATAAAAACCTGTTGGTTTGTGAACAAAATAAACTTTCTTCATTTTACATGTATTATTCATTTTATTAAAGGTATCCAATTTGATTCGATACTCAAATGTTCCATTATCATTAGCCCTAATGCTCATATTTATCCTTCTTGCGATCTCCATAACTCATATCCATATCACACACCACCGTATCGGTCGTGTCGTTTACCGCATGGAACAGGAACTCCGGACATCCGTGGCAGGCGTTGCTCCCGATCGCCACCGCTCCGTGCCTAGGGCAAGCCTTCTTTACCATGGTTCTATCATATATCCGTATATGATTATCGCCATACTTTTCAATATATCTCATGGTATTAAGTAGTGATGGTAAAGACATCTTATATGGGGATACATGTTCTATTGGTATATCCAATTCACCAGATAGGCTTTTGTAAATATCCTGTACATCCCGTTTTGTCCTATACGCGAATATATTAATCTCAGTCATTACCATATCCATACCCCTAAGAAGATCCGGCCTAGCCAGCCTCCCCATAGGCTTCCCGAAAGGATCGGATCTCATCCAAGCCCCACACTTCTCGCACCCAACTTGCTTCCCCTCTACCGTATTTATCATAGTGGATGGGATCTTGCAATACGGGCATACGGATCCGTTTAACATAGCTTTCTGGGCTAAAGACAGCTCTTTCATACCTTTTCCTCTATCTCAACATTAAATAGATTGCAGAATCTATCAAAATTTCTGTTCTCTATTCTCATATCCTTCTCATACTTGTCAACCGATTTGATGAAATCATTATAACAGTCCTCGCATATCCATTGATTGATTACCGCTACATAATAGCCCACGGACGTAGGTCTGTTACACATATCGCAAATACCTAAGCACCCATATCTGGTGAGCTTATCTATCATCTCCTGTCTTGTTATTTCAAGCGCCTTGAATTTCTTGTAATTGTTAACTACCTTTGCCATTGTAAATTTGTTTAATAATAAAATAATCTGCTATATCCATTCCCTCATTTATATTGGGCTTTGATTCGAGAAAATCGCTTATCTCTACATCCATTCCCCTCATATCCCTATCCACTTTCTTCTTCCACTCGTTAAACGCCGATCCTTTGTCAGGATATAGGACTATTCTTCTACGTCCCAATGCCTCTATCATCCCCCTTTTCAACATATGGATACCTCCGCATGCCATGAAAAGCCTATCTGGATATACGATATTACAGATGACCGCCGTCTTCTCCGACTCAACTATATATACCGGGGCTTCCTTAGGATAGAAGTTGATAAGAAACTCACCGAACAGGCATTGCCTTAATAAATAATCTTGACCGTCTAGGACGTGAACCCAGCATACATGATCCATGGGAACCTTTACCCTCTTACCATCTGGTCCGTAATCCATTATCTTCCCGGTCCTTATCACCCAACTTTTATCAAGTTGCCAGAACACGCAGCATTTACCCCAATCCCCGAGTCTCATCATCCCGATCTTATATAAGCTGAACGCTCTATTGGTATGATATGATCCGAATATATTGGATAGATAATCCTGAAGATCAGATGTCTCGAAAGGATTAAGCGTCTCAAACATCTTGCTTGCCGGAATGCAGTTGGCTATATCCGAATCCGCTGGAGGTCTGTACCTCCTTAATACTTTGTTTGAATCGGTAAAAAGATCATTGTTCCCAAGTTCGCTCCCTGTTGGATATTTAAAGTAACCACATTTATTTTTATGATCGCACACCCCAAACTGCTCTCCAACGATCTGACCGGTGGTTACGTCCACGTACGGCGTAAAACACTTATCCTTGCCGCATTGCGGGCACGTCATCTTCCTTCTTGGCTTGCTATGATCCAACTCATACCGATATACGCTCTTGTCAAACTCCCTGAATTCCATTATCCTCTCCTCTCGCTCATCACTCTATATATATAATCTCTCAGCGACTCTTTTCTTATCAAACCATTCAACTCAAAATCACCCTCTATATATAAAGATCCGATCCTTGACGTAACCGTATAATTGGTTTTCTCAAACTTATACTTACCTTGAAGATATACAACCGTAGCCATATTAAGTATAGGATTATCGGTTTGTCTCTTCAACTTATATTGACTTGTCTTAGCGGTAGGATCACCCGGAGCGAAGTTGTATATCTCCTCTATCTCCAATATCTTTCCGTAGTTCTCCAGTATCATTCTTCTATATAGCTCAAGCTGGAAAGCGTACTCGTCATAGAAATTACCTTTCCTGTTTGATTTGAAGTCCAATATAGCGAATATCCTCCTACATCTTTTTACTTTCTTTTTCTCCATTTTAGGTTGGCCTTTCTTGGCTCCCACCTTATAAAGCTCTCCTGTCTCGACCTCTATCTCCACCATCTCCGGCTCGCCATCCATCTCCACCACCGCGTCCACCGAAGAAGCTACTTTCAATCTCCTTGACCTCAACATCTTTTCGATCAATACAGGTTTTACATGTCTTTCCTTGCAGAATATGGCAAATGATATCAGATCCTCTATCAGTTCATCAATGTTATCCACTAATATCCGCTCCATCCTATACTTGTCTATCCTTAGCTTGGCTTCCTTGACCACCTTCCTGATCCATGTCGGGATCAGCTTTATGTTAACCCCTGTCAGATACAACCCAAATAGATAATGCATGATAGTACCCAGATCAGCCCTGTAGTTAGCGTACTCATCAGGATCCTTACCCTTGAGCCTCATCTCATTCTTCCACTTCTCCAAGGCTCCGGACGTATCACAATACCCATTGGCGATATTGTTAGTGGCTCCATCGTATATGATAGGATACCCATCAACATCCATCTCATAATACACACGTTTGCCGGCGACAGTCATTCTATATAACACAGGTGTCGGGATATCCTTTATCCATTCAGCGGCATAATACTGTTGCTCTGTCTCCAGATCATACTCAACCTCCATCTCCTCATTAGGCTCGTTTTTAGGCTCTTCAACAGGCTTTTCCTCCTCGACCATATCTTTCTTCGGGACCGTTGATAAAACGTCTAATATGCCAAAGAAAGCGGTAAATTTAGGATCTGTATGATATGATCTTAATACTGGTAATGATGATCGCCAATAATATGACGACGCATTCTCGTCCTTTATCTTGCCTAAAACCTTGCCTAAAGCCGAACATACTATCTCTCCATCATCCGCGATAGCCACATTGTGTCTCTCGGATAAACGAACTCTCATCTCATCAAACAATTCTTGATCGCTTATGACTTCTATGATCGTCCCATAACTATATACCGTGTCACTTATAGCCTTATATCCTAGGTCTAAAAGTAATCTTTGTTTTCTTCTATCCATGATAATAATCTGGTTTTTAATTTACCATCCTCCTCGACTTTAGGTGCGAGATCCCTCATCCGTCTGGCCGCCAACAGCCATACGTTGCCAAACTCGTCCAAGAGCCGGCTGAAATCCATCGTATCTAACAGATAATCGAATTTTGTATGCTCATCAACCGTCAAGTAGATAATGTTATCATTATCCTCGGCAACTGATTTATATTTCCGTTTAGGGTATAAGTGGCATATGTTGCTTACCCCCGGGCATGGTATGTACGCGCCGGTGGCAGATCTCCTTGTCATACTCAATCTAGCCACATGGGCGCCAAAGAAAACGGCTAGGCTCTTCCCCTTTGGCTTGGCCTTCACCCGTATCGCCGCCCTTCCCTTTGGCGGTAGTTCCCTAGCCCGGCACGCAGGGCACAACCCCTTGCTCCTTATGGCTACTATCCTGCCGCACCTCTCACATGGTAACATCCTACCCTTCATGCTTTTTTCTTTTTATAACTTTTATTAAACTCCATGAGGCTCATGGCTCTATATCTCTTAAGCCTATCTATTTTACCCTTCGTCCAATCCTGATCCTTGAAATTGATGATCGTGTCGAATATCTGAGCTAGTTCCCGGATATTAAAATTCCTGTTCTGTATTTTTTTATAGAACCCTGACCTACTATATCCTAGTCTAGACGCCAGATAAGTCTTGTTAGATAATGTGAGGATACGATAAATCGTACCCTCCATCTTGTTTATCTCCATCAACTTCTCAGCTACGGATGACGCGGTCTCATAGCTAGCCTTATTGCTTACTATCCTCATTTTTCTCCGGATTCCTGATCTTACCATCAAACTCGTAGAAGTCCATCAGTTTCTTCTCTTCCTTGATACAAGTGACAACGAAATCTGATATGGTTCCTTTCATGCCTTCCTCGAAATTCTCTTTGGCATGATCAAGGTCATTGGCCCGAACGATGTAGTTAAACGCCTTGCGTTTTTCATTGCCCGATTTCCCGTCTATCGTAATATAATCAGCCGTGACCTTATAGAACCGGTCTCCATCCATGGCAAACAATTCCGCTATCCTGAATCGTTTGATATCAACGCTAAACTCACCGGAGATGAAAGGCCTCATCTCCTCTATGATTCTAGCCTCACATTCGGTATAAGAAAAGGCGTCTACTAAATACTCTTCCTTTACCTTCTTCTTCATGCCGTTCTCGGCATCGGTCTCATAAGAAACCGTACATTTAAACCAATTGTGCATTTTAATCTATATTATTGTTAAACAAAGGATAATCTTTTATTCCTTCACGAATATATCTCTCCGTATCATCATCCACATCATAAGCCTTCTTGAAAAATATCATAGCCTTGTCCGTGTCGTGATCCACCAACGGAAGATATTCCTTTACGAAAAGAACTTTAAGATGATTCATGTGATCAATCTTGCGCCTTACATCAATTACTTTTGGCCATATCTCGGCACGGATTTCACCCATCTTTTTTACATTCTCTTTGTATTCGTTTACCTGATCTTTATACTCCCCCTCGATCTCGTTGTTCTTATCCTTGACAGACTTATAAGCTTCCTTATCTTTCGTGTCAAACATCGGAACATGCCTGATATTGATTATATCCAATCTACCGCATAGCTCCTCATTGGATATGGTGAAATCATATCTAGTCCTGTATAGATCAAATTCACTTAATAACTTAGCTATTTTAATAGCATCATTCTGATCAAGAACGGCTATATTCAAGCCCTCCAAATAGTAGAAGAAATGAGATGGAGAAATAGATTTATAGCCATACGTCTTCATGACTGGAGGCTCATCCATAAACCTGACACCTTCCTCCGCGCATCTTATTACGATCAATTTCTCTACCTGCTCATCAGTAAGATCATATATCTCCTGATCGGTCATCTTATCAATTGTCTTCATCATCCTCATCCTCCGATATCGTTATAGCCTTTGTAAACTTTTGTTTATAGACCTCACTCATAAGGCAGGCGAAAGTCCTATCATTCATACTAGCCATAGTATTGGCCTCTACCATAAGATTCATCTCGATGTTCTTTACCGAGATTTCATAGTTATCATCATTTTCTTTATAGAAAATTACTTTACCACCATACTCGAAACCATCATCCTCGGCCTTAACCATATCGATGATCCTCTCTAACTCCTTTACAAATTCACTCTTTTTCATATGTGTAATTTTTATGTGTCTACAAAAGTAGACATTTTGTTTTTGAATTAAATTAAATAAACATTATTAATAGTTAATACGCTTAGGTGATTATATACCATTTTACACTAAAATCGTAAAATGGTATATAATCACCTTATCCTCCATATATCTTAAGCCCTTTTATATTGTATTTGCTTATATCCATACACGAATTACACCCTCCATGACAACAACACCACGAGCGAAAGGCTAGTCGCTCCCGCTCCGGCCTACCTTGAAACTCCACTGCCGCCCTATACCATGCCGGGGATAATACCCTGACCTTCTCCGGTACGGGCGGTGTCATGAGCACCGATCGCCGCCTTCCCTTGGCATCCTCCCTACCTCTCATCTGGATTATCCTTTAACAGTTCAGCTATCTTCTCATCCTTCAACATATTTTGCTTTCTCATGCTATCTACGACAAAGGCAGCGAACGCCATATCATACCTTTTCCTTAACTCATTGACAAAAGATTTGGCTTTTGATTCTACCATTGTCTCGATGTTGCTGTCTACGACTTTCTTCATCCTGCCTCTTATAAACTCGTCTACTGTCAACCCCTCATCCATATAATCTAACCTGAATCTATATTTCTTCTCGCTGGCGTTCTCGACAAGATCGTTCATTGATTCTCCCGCTATATCCTCAATCTTCTCTGATATCGGATTGGATATTTCTCTCATCAACTCATTCTTGAACTTTTCTTTAAGTTCATGTATTATAGCTAACCTGACCGGGCTGGTAAACTCCTCTTTCAACGTCGCTTCATTGTACATAGCTTCCTCGAATACATCTTCCAAAGGCATGAAGGTTCTTCTCCCCAGAGGACCTAGATGCTCCATTCATATACAAACTTAAATTATTGATATTATCCAATATATCATCCTTTCTCATTTCAGTTTGCTGTAGGAGATGGAATACCTTCCCGATATAATCCGACTTAATACCGATCCCGTCAAGCACCTTGTCATCATCAAATATATCCGGGAAATACAATGCTTCTGACGGTAATTCAGAACACATCTTTTTCTCGCGCGACATGTACTTCGATATCATATTCAGGAGGGTTGATTTCCCGCTCCCGTTCTTGCCTACAATCACATTCACGCCGGGCTTGAATATAAACCCAGGGCCATTTTTGAACGCTTTTATCTTTTGGATATATTTAAATGGAGTCTTCTTGTTGTCGTCTATCCTTATAGAAGTTATCATCTTATATGATTTTGTGTTTAATTATTTAAGCCTTTCATCAATCGCCAAATCAAATATCTTATCAAGACATCTCCTCATCTCCGCCGCCCCGATGATCGCCTTTCGATTCCCGAACGAGAGCCACGAAGTAATGAACCCACTGACCTCCGCGTCCCGCCCGGAATACCGCCTTGGGAACTGTACGGGATCGCTGGCAATAAAGTCGGCGTTTTCGTATTTGTCCGCCATGCATTTCGGCATGTCTACAAATTTGTCATTCATTGTTTATCCCTTCATTTGTTCGCATGCCAATCTTTCAAGTTCCGGTGTAACGTTGGTATTCATTATGCCTTTCAAGCAAGGGCATTGTCGCCAGACTATATCATAAATCTTTGACAATCCAATCAAAGCCTCATTGTTTGATTCAACTGTCATAATCCAATTGTCCGGCGATATCTCTATCTCCCTGCATGGTATTTCTTTCTTGCCTTTTGGCATATATCCGTTCTGATAGTCTTTTACATTACATCTACCAAAATATCTTCCAGTGAGTATTCCGTTTTCGCCCGTCTCAAACAACCCTCCTATCCATCCTATCTTATGGATGTTCTCCGTCCACGCTCGAGTGGCGAATAAAAACTTTTTTACAGGAACTTTTGAAAAATGCATCAACATCATGGATACTCCCGTCCGGCTCTTTGAATATCGATGATTTTCTTTTATTCTGGTAACTCCCGTCTAAGCCTATTTTTCCCCATTCGCCATCGTCAAATCTCAAAGGAGAGATTATATCAAAACTGCAAAGTTTCTTGACGAGATTGATTTCAAATGGTGCCGAGAATCCGCTGTTACCATGAGAGGAGAACAGCGCGACAGCTTCTATTACCTGTTCGCGCATCCATTTGTTAGGACCGTCCTCTTCTTTGCTATATCCGGCTAATTCCAATTCTCTTATCGCATGTTTACATAAATTACTGTTTGCGATAATATACCGAAGAGCCTTCTTGTTGATAAGGCTCTTCTTGCTCATTTTCTTTACAATTCTTCTACTCTTTTCCATGTTTAATGTTATTTAATGTTTTAATCACCAATCTCCTCTATCATTCGTATTGTGCCATGACCATCTGTCTCGCGAAATCTTTGTACGCCACTATTTTTCGCGGGTTTGCTCGCGTTCGTATTTCCCCGATACCGCCGACCGGAGACAAGGCGCCTGTATTAACACCTCTTCCCATGTCTATTCCTCCTTGTTATATAATTGCTTGTTTTTATATTCCAACATCCTTCCCATCCTCTTTAACCCAATTAACTGTATCGCAATACCAACAATACCCTGTTTTGGAATCCTTTTTATGAGAATGGGATCCACATGTGGCGCACCAATAATTATCATCCATATTGTATGCATAACTTTCATCCTCATGCATTTTGGCTATTCTAGCTACCCTATCCTCCAGCAGATCCTTTAGATAATGGCATTCGTAAGGTCTATCCTCTTCCTTTAATATATAAATATCGATATCCATCATGCTCCCCATCCTGTCCGTACACATACACTCGGCGGCATGGCGCACGCTCCCTTCCGGCATCCCCGGAACTATCTCCCGGATCACCGCCTCCATCTTCTGTTGGTATTCGGTGTCTACCTTGACCACCAAATCCTCTAATTTATCTATTAAACTCATGATCTTTTTACCTCTTTATATATAACGTCTATATCATCTTTCCTATCTACATCAATACAATGGGTATCCTTACAGTAATAATTCTTACTATTATTAAATACGCATCCTTCACGACTAGCATCACTGGATTCAACCACCTCCAGTTCCACTTCTTTCGAACCAATATTATATTTAAATATAGAGCCTATCTTATGATACCCTATATTCTCCAAAGTTATACTATTATTTATCATATCCTCATGTCCGAATACGCTGTTAATAAAATCAAGCATCTCATCATTGAATGATCCGCTTTCTTCTTGCAGCTCCCTACATTCATCCTCGGTCAATCCACAAGAAGACACCAGTTCCCCTGCGGCCTGCGTCCATCGCCCGTCGTGGGCTAGCTCCTGAACCGCCAGCCATATCCCTTGGTTCATGCCCTTCATTCTTGCCTTATCTAAAATATCCTTATTCTCCATATCCTCAATCATTTAAATTCTTGTTTATTACAACAATCTCTATATCGTTTAACATCTTATCTTTTAATACTTTCTCTACCATTCTTGGAATGACATTAAAATCTTTATTTTTAAGCTCATTATCTACCATAAACTTAATCATCTGCTCTATATTATTATCATTCCCGTAAGTATTACATATACACTCCTCAACATATTTTCTTATATCAGATCTAATCGCATTGATTATATCTTCCTTCGTAAGCCCAAGCTCATTATGGATATAATTCTTTATCGCTTTATATTTCTTACTTCCGCTCATAATCAATCTCCTTTCTCTTAAATTCACCTATGTTTAATATCCCTCTATCTCCTTCAAGCGCTAAAGAGATCGGAGGTATTGGCATATATAATTTAACTACCCCGTCATCGTAAAATGGATGCGGATATTTATGATACTTGGCAAATTTGCCCCAGCCTTTAAAGAAGTAAGCCATGGAAATACTTTCTCCATCAGTGACAAGATAATAATCATCTACATCCGGTAGCCCATCGCTTACTTTTATCCACGGTGATTGCTTTGACCGCCATTCGGCGCCGGATTTAAAACCAGAAGCAAGTGTGTTTGTTTTTGCCCTCCCTGTCCCCTTCGTTCGGTGGTTTCTAAATAAAAGAAGCGTGGGGACTATTGGATACTACCGCATTGAGGCCTTGGACTGCCCACCACTCGATAACAAACAACAGCCCCACGCCGTAACCCTCCCGTTATCGAACTCCCAGACCAAAGGGAGGAGGCCGCATCGTGGACACGGCAACCATTCCATTGGATTCTCCGGCTCCTCATAAGCATCAATACACTTGTACTTATATCTCTCTACCATTATGATCAACCACTATAGAATTGATTTAATCCTTCGATCCCTCATCTCATTCTTATCCTTAAACATCATTATCCTATTAACAATTCCCTCCGATTCCATGTACGTCGAGAATCCATGTATTCTTAGATATTGGATTGCTGATAGCGATTTTTCTAATATTTCCTTATATTCTATATCTGTTTTAACCGCTTCCCCATGATCTTTTCCCTCCATTTCTTCTAATATGATTTTAACCAGATATACTACCTCGTCTATCTGGTCGTAATAAACATTCACCCCATCAACTTTATCATTGTTTTCATCATATCCATCAACCATCAAATTATCTTCCCCCGATAAATACACGGATGTTATAGATAAACAAATCAACCCAATATCGGTAAAGACCCTTATTCCAGCCGGAAAATCATCTACATGGGTTCCGCTATCCATGTCAAGATCAAGTCTCCCTGTTCTCTTGATCAAATCAACCATAGCTCCATAAGCTACTACGTTCGCATTTAATAGCATTTTATTTAATGCGTTTATTCTTTCTACGTCCTTCATAATCCCTAACCCCTTTGTATTACATCGTTATACGTTATTCCGTTATCTTGAATTAGTCTCATAAACTGATCTTCGGTATAAGCCAGAGATTCCCCTCTGTTAGCCCTCTCTATATTCTCACTCATCATCCCTATAGCCTGTATTAAGGCCGCTGAGGAGTTGGCTATCAATTTAGCCGCTTCCATTATCCTATTATCGTCCATAATCATATTACTTTAACTTCCTCGTTCCACAAATGTCTCTTATATATCGGAGTGATGCCAATCAGAATACCAATATCTCCACCCCGATACCGAAGTGTTTTGGACTCGATTTTATGATGCGATTCTTGTATTCCTCCTCCGCTTTTGTCGTAAGGAGAAAAATCGGATAATTCTACTGTTCCCATTTCCTTATCTTATTTTACAAAAGATGTTCATTACCTTCATAAGGAATACAATAGATCCATCCCGTCCCATTTAAGCATTCATATCTTTCTTCTTTATATTGAGCATCAGCAATTTTCCTAACAAACAAACTTACGTGCCAATCATCGTCTTCTGTATCTCTTACTAAAACCTTATCAAATGGCTTGAATTTATATTCTGGTTCTATTTCAATACCAAAGAATTGTTTCAAATACATTTTGGCTTTAGGCTCTTTGCTTGTTTTAAGAGCATCAATAAACTTTTGCCTTTCATCCTCAGTAGCAAGTCTGTATTTTTCAATATTATTACAATCAGCATGTGCTTTTCTAGGAATCACGACTCCCCTCCCCTTCTTCCATGACGCATGAAAAGATGTAAGATATTCTCCGTTCGTATTTAATATAAACAGGTAATCACCCTGTTCATTACTCAATACATCTCCGTCCTTGAATGTGGTGTATTCTGGAACTTTAAGCTTAAGTCTATAATCCTTTCCTCCGAATCCATTATTTGAGAACCAATCTGATATTATGCCGTGATCGGTATGGATAACTCCTAGGATTGGGAAAGACTCTTCCCTATGATACACAAACTCTACTCTGTAATTATCGCCATCCGTTACAATCATTCCATTGCGCTCACCGTTGTTGATTTTCTTCGCCAACTCTAAATCAAATGGTATTGTTATCATTTTCTTTCCCATAATTTTACATGTATTTATATTGTTATTTTCACTTTAATTATATCACTACATTGTAGCTTTATCTGTTCGGCCAATCCAACGAACATGGGCGGACGCCTCGTTCCCTCGCCCACCTTGCCCATACACGCCGGCTCCACCGGTAACGCTGCCCATGACATCTTGGATGTCTCTCCCGTAAATCCGATAGTGATCGCCACAGCTCTCAAATGTTACTTGATAGCTGTTTAATCCCATCCT